ATTATTTATATCAAGGTCATCCTGTTTAGAATTAACCTCAAAAACAATTGAATCATCATCTGCTTGATTTTCTAGATTAGATAATATTGCCAGTCCAGAAAAATCAAAAATAGTGGGAATCCTGCCCTGTTTTAAAGTTCCATCAGTATTTTTATTTCCATCAAGATATATAATATTTTTAGATTTTCCTTTACCATTTATCTCAATAGAACCATAAACTTTCCCATTTTCAATTTCTTCCTTTAACCATTTTACAAAAAGACTATATCGTTGTGAATTAATATATCCCTCAGTCATCATTACCTTTTTTATTTGCCCATCAATTTCCACATCACAAATATAAGCATCTAATACGCTTCCGACAACAACTCCTTCAAATTTCACATTGCCATCTTCATCAAAACTCATTTCTCCGTGTCCTGAAGGAATTTGATTTTCCTCATCTGCCCAAGACACCACATAATTCATCCCTATAGCAGATTTTATATTATCTTGAGTGTATTGTTCTAACCATGTGATTCCATTCTTATTCCACTTACCTGCTTCTGGATGGATAAAATGACTAGACATTTTTATACGAATTCTTCCAGCTAAATCTTCTTGGGACATTTCACAAATTTCTATGTATGTATTATCAGAGTTTATAATTGACTTGTTCACAAAATATATCACCTCCTTTCAAATACTAAATAATTATCTACCTTACTTTAAATCAGATAAATATTCTTGAACTTCTTTAATTTCTAATGGTTTAAAGTCATTGCTAAATGGTATATAACTAATTTCAGTAGGCAAATTAATCAATATATATTCCTTTGGAATAGTGTCTAATAAATACTTTGTGATATTTATTTGCTGAACTTTATTAAAAAGAAGAGATTCAGAATCTTTTCTCATAGGAAGTTTGTTATATACAATTCCTTTTATTTTATCGAAATTGTCTCTTTGCCATTCAATTCTTTCATTTTGAACTCTTTTAAATTCAAGCTCCTCTTTTTCTGATTGCTCTTTTATTTTATTATTCTTTTCAATTGATTCTCTATTTTGTTTTTCTTTTTCAGTATCATATTTTTCTTTAAGACTATTATATTGGTCAATAAGTTCTTTATGAGACTCCTCTTTGTCATCAATTTCTTCAACAACGTAAGATAAATTATAATAAACCTTGCTATCTGTTCCATTTGTTACTTTTTGAACCTTTGCATAAACTTCGTATTCATGTAAGAAAATTTCATCACCTATTTTTAATTCATAATCTAATTCTACCTCTAGTATTTTTATTCTTTCTGATGTTTCTTTCTCTATGCTTAAATATGCATTGGAATAACCATTATCATTTAATTTGTAGAACTCTCTGATTTTTCTTCCTAAGAAAACGCTATGCACTTTCTTATTTTTGTTGCTTGTATTTGGCATTATATGCACTCCTTTAAATATTAATGGTATTTATTTTGTTGAAGGTTTTACTTGATTATTGCTATTATTATTGCGAGTCACTTTTCCTCCAACGCTAAGATCCTTTTCCTTTTTCAAAGGTGCTCCACCTTTTTCTTTTACATCTCCACTATTTGAATTGAACGCAGATAAATGGACAGGGTACTTCTCCTCATATCCATCTTCAATTTCTTCATCTAGACAACTAAAGTAACTATTAACATCAATTCCTGCACAAGCCACTAGATATCTCCTGCTACCACCTATTAATGTATATAATTGAGACACTTTCTCAAACATATCATCCTTATTTAACCAAGAAATAGGCAAATAGCTAATATCAATATAATCCTTTGGTTTGATACCTAATAATTCATTAATAACCCTAGTATATTCTATAGCTATCTCATTTACAGATTGAAATACTTGGGATGATACTAAATCTAAATTTACTGCTAAATTTGCATATGAACTTCCACCAGAACTTTCGGCATTTAAAGCACTACTAGCAAAACCTAAACTCGTACTGATCTTCTTCATATTCTCATCACTTAAACTATCTTTAACCAGAGAAGAATCTTTGCTTAATCTGCCCATTTCAGTCCCAGGTGCTAAACTGAGGGTTGAGATTTTGGCGTTTTCCCCACTTGTATTTACTTTTACTGCATTTTTAAAAGCCTCAATAACTTCTTTTTGCTGAGTTGAATTTAATGAGCAAGAGCCAGTTTTTTCCCCACTTGGTAAGATAAGGTAGTAGATACTACTTGCTAATTCACTAATTAGTTGATATTGACTATCATTATAATCACTACTTGCTTTCATATCTGCAAATGCAGACAGTCCTAGAGGTCTTCCATATGGTTCATCTTCTTTTGCTTTAAATTTTAGAGCAATTGTTTTTCTGTAATCTAATGTGAACCATCTCTTACTGGCATCTTTCTTATATGTCATATATGCTTTCATGAACTCTTTCGGGAAGTTTTTTATCTCATTTACTAATCCACCATATTTGAATTGATCAAAATACATCATGTCAAACGCAGCAATGGATATGCTATTTTGAAATCCAATTATTTTACAATAGTCTAAGTCTAAAGGTTGAATCATGAAATTGTCATCTAACGATAATCCTTCAATCCTATCAATAGATTCTATTGTTATTGAACCAGTGTCAATATTTTTATTACTTGCAAAAGTGTTACGCAATATTCCTATGTATGTTCCGTAAATATATAAATTTCTTAATATATCCCTAGTTGTTCTATCATGATTTAGTAATTTTAAGAATAAATTGACTTTCTTTTTTAATTCTTTTAATTCAGGAGTTTTATTTCTCATAGTTGTAATATTAGCTAAAGTAGGTATTGCTATCATGTAGTCGCAGATGTTGCTATAAATTCCCTGTGTTCCATAAGCTTGTTCAGATATAGTTCTTAATATTTCATTATATATCATAGGATATTTGACATATTGTTTTAAATCACTCATGGGGATATTATCTGTATCTAGTCTTCCTGTTGAAAATGAATAAGAATTATAGGATAAAGAATTTAATTCTATTTCATTTGATGTTGAGAATTGGGGAGAGGTGGATGTTTGAGTGTTTGTTTCTGTTTGAGAAATTATTTTTTTTGTCAAGAGAGGTTGTACCTCCTTTCTTTGGGGATTTGTTATGAGTATGAGAATACGAAATCATGATCACCATTATTTGATTCTCTATTTTTTAATTCTTCAAGATGTATCCAATATAAACCATATATACAAGAACTCCATTTATCTTGGTTGATCTTATTACTAATTCTCTTCGTTCTTGTTTCTTTGCCACTTTGAACATATTCTAGATTCATTATTTCTTCACACAATATGTCCGTAAAAAGATAAGGCAATGACATTTTCAACAACGCTTCTGATTCAATTCTTTTCTTTACGTCTTTTAAACCAATAGCTTCAGGAACAAGTAAATTGAGTTTATGATTGCTAATTATATTCATAAAATGGTTTATCATATCACTGTTCTTAGTTTCTTTATTTTGTGCTTTTATTGCAAACAGCATTGGAATATTCTTGTCTGTTTTGTATTTGTCATATCTATCATCATTAATAACTGAATATGGAGGGAAATCTCCTGTTTCCAAAACAAGAAAATCTATAATTCCCGCGCCCAAACCATTCGCATCTACAATTAAAATTCTTGCTTTGAATTCTTCTACTTTTTGTTTTAAAAACATTGACTGCTCTTTAAAATGAGTTCCTTCAAAACTATAAATATTCACTAAATACTTAAAATAATCTCCATTATTTCTAGGAATAATTTTAAATACAGATAATGAACAATTGGCATTTTTTATTCCTTCCGACCTACTAACATCATAAGAAAGCACATATTCAGCATCTTTGTCTCCACAATGTTTGTCTTCAGCTTTAGAAATAGTTCTACAAGAAACCAAGTCTTCATAATGGACTAAACTTTTATCACTAGAACCAGTCCAATAGGAGTTATACTCCCTATCGAAACCAAGTTTATTGAAACTATCTGATTGTTGCAATTCTTCAATATAATTAATATCTAATTGATCATGCATACAAGGCAATTCATACCCGTTTCCAATACAAAAGGAACTTTTATCATCAACCATTTTATGTAAAGTTTCCATACATTTTTGATAACCAAAACCTTGCTTAGTTCCTGCTGTAGTAACATATAGCATACCCTTATGTATTTCTTGTGGATTAACTTCTTTACACATTGCAATTCTATTATTAGCCATCAAAGGTAAAATTGTTTCATTAAATATATTTTCCTTAAATGATGGATCAGCTATCTCTTCAATTGAGCCGCCATGTTTTCTGCCCCCACGGCTACTGTTCTCAATTTGTACTATGTCAAGTTTGCTTTCGTTTTGGAAGACTAATTTTGTATAATCTTTAGCAAATGAAACGTATTTAACTTCCGCTTTTAATATAGGAAAGAAATTCCAAATATCCTCAATGTTTTGTTGTGATATCTTAGAAGCTTGCTCTTTCCCAGGAGCAGAAATAAATTCCTTCTGTGCTGGTAGAAAAATACATTTTAAATATTTAGCTAAAATTTGTAAAAATGATTTACTTGTTCCTCGTGTAGCAGTTAGAAATACTTCTCTATATCTAAACATAACTCTAAGATAAATCCTTTGATAATAATGAAATTTAAACTTACTATCTGGTGGTTTTATAAAGTCAATAAAATAATCTGGTTTAGATAACCATAATGAACAATATTTTCCCCAATCACCAATACGACTTTCAAAACTTACAATTTCTTGTTGATTTTGTTTTGAATAATCGACTTTCCAATTATTAAAAATGTCAGTATTGTTAGTATTCTTATCTTTTTCACTTTCTAAATTGTTAAATGAACTCATTCCACATCGCCAACTTTTTCTTCTACATCTTGTGTAGTATCGACTTCAATACTATCTATATCTATTATCGAATCTCCATTTATTTTTGGAGTATCAAGAGGAGGAGAAGACAACTTTTGCACTCCAACAAGTTTTCTAGTATAATTTAAAACATACATGATTGTTTTATCAACAATATCCTGATGCTCTTCTATAGGAGTTGGATTAATGAACCCGTGTTTTTCTACTTCCTCGAATATTTGAGAAAATGTTCTAATACCAGTTCTTGTATCTGCCGAAACTTTATCAAGTGGCCTAAACTTTGCACTCTTTGTCATTGTTTCATACTGAGGTGCTAATTTTGCAAACCCAATAGTGTCATCATCTTCAAGACATTTATCCATCTTTAAATTTAATTTACAAATAAATTTCAACAATTGTTTATGAGATGGAGTAGAAATATCATATGAATCACACATATCTTTATAAAATTTTTCTAATCTACCAAGTTGTGTAGTATCATAGTTTTCTCCCCATTTTTCAATCAATTCTAATGAATTTTGATTTGATATATCTGTTGATACTACGTATGGAGATGAATCATCAAAAGATTTATTTTTATATTGTGATAAACTATTTATTTTTGTAATATAGGACGCAAATATATTTGATCCCTTTTCTTTACTTTGTTGTTCTGCTACTCCAACTAAAGATGAATTAAAATAATAATCCATCTTTCTACAAGAGTAATAGATAGCAGTTTTTATATCATTGTATTTACTTAAATAATACTGATAAAGTTCCAATGTGCATTTTTTACATATATGAGCCTTACCAGTAGATCGACAAAGTGGACTAAAACTATTGTAATGATCTGCTTTTTGATCATTGCACATGTAACACTTATCAGTCAATTTAACCATGTTTTTACTCCTTTTTGCTTAAAGAAGTTAGTATTTAACTAACTTCTTCTAAACTAACATTTGACCATGATCTCAAAGTTTTAATATTATAAATAGATGTATCACTACAACCAAATTCTTTTGCAATATATGAAATTGAAAAACCCTTAATTAATAATTGTTTTATTTTTATAACTTCTTCTAGTACAAGATTTTTTCTTGTTTTGTTTTTATTATTTCTTTTTTCTTTAGGAACATTATTCTCAATTTCTATAGTATTGTTAAATTCTCCATTAATATATCTTTGCTTAAATTCTTCAAATTGCTCTTGTGTATTATTAGTTAAACCATATAACACATGAAAAAGTTTATGTAACTGTTTGGTTAACGGTATCCCTAAACCATATCTATAATTTAATTCTAAGAAAGTATTATTAATATTAATTCTTTCTTCATCTGAATATAATAACATATCTTTATAAATAGGTAAGTTTAATATATTCAATGTTTCCACAATAATATCGCTAAAATTTTCATTAGAATGGTGTATTTGCAAATCTCCGTTATTTGTATTAGTAAATGCACATTTATAATTATAAACTTTAAAACTAGCATTCTTCCATTCATTTAAAATGCTTCTAAAATAAGTATGTAAAGGAGTTAGGCCACCTTTCCAACTAGGACTATTAGAACCTCTTTTATTTATACCTATTTTTCTTCTTTGTGCTTCTGGCATCACATACCCTTTATGTGCATCGCTATTTATCTTAAATAACATTTCATCGTTTCTACACACTCCTAATTTGCTTGCTTTACCCTTTATTGAATACCACGTTCTATTTAATAATTTTTCTTGTAATTGATTTTGTGCCATACTTGGATAATTAATCTTTAAAAATTCTATCTCTTCCTCAGACCAATTATCATTTTTCTCTATCTTTTTAATATCCCATTGATAAATTATATTAGTTAGTGTTTTATAATTTGAATCTGGAAATTTCTCAATTAATTCTTTCCTACCTATCTTCAAATAATTGTCATATATCCATTTAATATCTTCAAACGTCCACTTTCCTTTAAATAGTTTTGATCTGCTTTCATACCAAGTGCAAATACTAAAATCTCCAGTTTGTTTATATTTACTTTTTGTACATTCTTTGCATTTTGTTCGATGCCCTTCTTTTGCAGTTTCTTCTTTGTAAAAATTTTCTTCTATTAATTGTTTTTCTTCTCCACATTGAGTACACGTTCTCATTTTTAATTCTTGATTTTCTACTAACATCTCTAATTCCTTCTTTCTGCAAATTATATTTCCCTCTGCACTAACCATTAAAAAGTAAATAGAAGATAGGGTGCAGAGATTGGTAGCTAACCCAAAAACCTATCTTCCAATCCACATATTCCTGTGAATAACAAATAATCCAAACATTCCTGCTTGGATTATCGACTTACCCACAAAACTTTATAATCATTCTTATTTCCATCCACACACAAAATGCCTGATTACTCAAGCGTCTTATAACTTACAAAATTTTATTTATTAAAGGTGCGTCATTAATGCCGTACCTTTATCACTTCAATTTCTTAATTCCACCCTCACCAACCATAATTTTATCCATCTTCTTCAATTCCTTAATAGATTTTTCTGCCTTGACTGGTACTATCCTATTAGGATATTCCTTAACTAAATCACTATAGATTTGTTTCCAAGTATAATTTTTCTTTACCATCCAAACTATTTCTTCTTCAATTTCTTTTATCTCTTCTAAATCTCTTGTAGATAAGAAATCTCTAAGATTATCACGCTCTTTTAAATCTAAATATTTCTTAATTTCTTTAGCATACATTCCATAAAGCATGTCATATGTAGTATTTGTAATACAAGCATATGGATTATAAAAATGACTTAATTCTCCACGACTTTTTAATATAGACATTGCTTCTGTTTCTTTATTTCTTTTTATTGTTCCTATTTCTCTTGCAACTAATTGTTTTAATTCATCTGGTGTAATTGCTTGAGTTTGAGTTAGAATTACTTCCTTAATATGAAAATAATCTCTAATTACAGCTTTATATTGAATAATAGAAAGTTCACTATCCATAAATTTTAACAATAAACTATAACCTTGTTCTGAAAGTAAATAAATATATTTACTAGAATTTATAGCATTTTTTGTATAAATTCCGTTGCCGATTAAAACGTCAACGAATTCTTTGTTGTTTTTTAATTCAAGCAAGTCTATTCCTATATCAAAATGTCTAATATTATCATTAATTAATTGGTTAATATGACTAAGTTTTTTATTATGTAATTCTGATATTGTCTTTGCTAAAATTACTTTCTGATTTCCACCAAATCCACCATAAATATTAGGTACTTCAATGCCACATACTTTTGTCTTACCTTTAACTATCAAATTATTATCAATATTATTATTTTCCATTATAAATTCCTTCTTTCTCATTCTTATTAATCACACTAAAATACTACCTACCTCTAACACACCAATTATGGTATGCTTCTTCCGATTCCTGAAAAGAAAACTTATACCACGGTTTCTTTGTTACATTATGAATCCCAACTTCTTTAATCATTACCCCTTGTGATATGTAATAATTACTTTGCAAAGGATTATAAATGTATACAAATCTTTCTTTTTGTTCTATCACTCTAATTCACTTCCTCTCATCATATAATTGTGCTATTTTAACGCACAAGAAAGGACATCTTAAATTAGATGCCCTCAATCTGAGTTAAAATATTAAAATTTTTCAATTCGACCTACTCCAAATAGTTACCACATTTATCACAAAACTTAGCGTCAGATCCACTAACTTTACCGCAAATCTTACACTGTAACTTATCTTTTACAGTAATAATTTTCTCAATTTCATCTCCGATATCATTAAATCCTTGTAATCTTAATACAATCACATGTGCGTTTTCTTCCAATGCTCCAATATTTCCATATTTGAATTCTTGCTTTATTTCATTACCTCGAACAGTAATTCCTTCTTCATTTAAAGAAGAGAAATTTTGAGCAGTAATATCTGACATAGAACAATTTGATGTAAGACTTGTTTGACAAATATCATTGTCAAATGATCTTAAACAATCCATTTGCATTGATTTATTAACTATATTAGTACTATTATGACAATCTAACTTTGTATTTGTTATCCAAGTAGGGCTATAATCATAAATAGGTTGTTTATAAGTTATCCAAGGGCTAATAGGATTAAATACTTGATTAATCTGTTGAGTAATTGGTTTTAATTTCTCATACCAAAACTCAATCCTAATCAACCCATCTTCTATTTTATCTCCACGATATTCAGAAATTTCTTTGCTTTTAGGAATAAACTTGAACTTATTTTTCGCAATGTAATCATTCAAAAATCCTTCTAATTCAGTTGTATCATTTGGATTAATTAATAATGATTGACCATTAAGTACATCTACTCCATCAATAGATATCTTAATTTTTGCTTTTCTCGATTCCATATTCTTAATGTAAATAGAATACTCTGAACCAAATGGAATTTGAATTATTCCCTCTTTTTCTCTAAGGATTTTGCCATTGTTTTTTAGACAGACCACCATTTTCTCTTGATACATTTTTTTTATCATCCTTTCTAGAGCACTGACTAAACTCTAAATATTAAAGTCAGTTATTTTTATTTGCATTGTATTTTTTACAATACAAAAAAGAGCATCAACTCACTGATGCCCTCTATCTACTGTAAAATATTAAATTCACCCAAAATAAAACTTAGATTTTATATTATCCATTACATTCCGAAATGTACATCTGATGATCCGACCACCCTAATCTCTTCATCTCCAAACTCATCTCAAATAAAGCATCAACAATACAATTAGGACATCCTTCTGATGCCATTATTTTCTCAAATGCTTTACCAACTGATGCATTTACAATATCATCATGCCTTTGGGAACGACAGTCATCACACATACATTCTCCACAGTCGCAATCTACTTCTCCGCATACAGAGCAAACATCTTCGTCTATCATATTTCCATTCTCCGTTTCATTATTATCATCCATATTACAAGTACATTCAAAATCATCACATTTATTTTCACAGTTGCAGCACTGACAATATTCCTCAACGCAATCTTCATCAACTAACTCACAAAATACTATCTTACAATCTTTACCACCCAAGAACTCTCTAACATCACCAAAACTCATTCCACTGAATACAAAATAGTCTAAGTCAATACCTTCACTATATTTATATGTTCCAGTTTGATCCCATTTAGCAAATTCGCAAAAGAAATCAATATCTCCGTCTTCGTAAAAAGACATGGAAACATAGTATTCATCAATTTCTGAAGACAATTCAACAGAAGTTGCTTCTAAATCATACTCATTACCTAAATAATCATAAATATAATGTGCTAATTCAAAATTACATATAAATGTAAAATCCTTATCATTTTCAATATGAGAATCAATAATACCTTCAACTTGTTCAATTGTATATTTTTGCTTATTAATCATTTTGTATTGTCCTGCCTTTATAATTTTATTTTACTCTTCAACTACGTCAAACTGACTCAAAAATTCTTCTAATTGATCCTCTAATCTAGCAGAAGTTTTAATCATTCCATTGCCAAGTTCGTTATAAACATTAACTAAAGCTTCTAAATTTGTTTTTATCCTTATTGCTTCAACATAACTTCTTAACCCTTCTAATGCTTCATTATCATCTATTTCTCTGATATCATAAATTACTTGTAATAGTTCTTGACACTCTTCACAAGCACACTCTTCTACATTAGGATTGTTTTTATTAATATTTACAACTTTACAATTATTTTCAGGACTTCCATTCATTTTAGGTAAAGGAGGTAAAACGTATAGTGATTCGTCATTTAACATTGAATTATAAACTTCTTCAGTTACATATTTATCGTTGATTTGATATGTTTTTTCTTCTCCATTAATAATTTCTTTAAATTTAATTTTTTGAAAACTCATTGTTATTACCATTTAACCTTTCAGACTTATTTTATTTAAGTTTGCAGTCATAAACACAAACTACTCCACCGTTACCTATAATACTAACTGTTTGACTTGGCTCACCTATTACTCTGATCCCAGTACAATACGAATCGTTGACACAGAAACTTCCAGACATGATTGTTTTTACTTTTTGAATAGTATCAATACTGAAGTGATGGGAATGACCAAAATATACTAACTTTGGTATTTCTCCAATCATTAGTGTTAGTTTTTCTACTATCCTACTAGGAGTATCTTTATCGCCATGTGTAAAGAAACAAGTATTTTCTTTAACTTTTCCGACAGCAATTGTATTATCAAGAATAGAATCATGAAACACAATATTTTTATGATTAGACATTCTTGCTTTTAGATACCAAATAATAAAATTCTCGTATCTTTCACTGTCGATAGATTCTTTTTTATCTTGAAAATTCCTAGCATGATTACCTGTTACAAAGTAAATATTGATATTTTCAAAATGTTGACTTAATTTATCTAAAAATTTAACCATATACTCTGAGAAATTTTGTACTTGACTTACAACATTTTCTTGATTAGAATATCTTATAATATTCATGTGTACTCCTGATATCAAATCACCTAAAAACGCTATATGACAAGTGTTTATCTTATGTGTCTTTTTAATATCTAGTATTTGCATTGTATAATTTGCTAATCTTTCAAGAAAAACATCTGTATTGTATTTCTCAAACTCATTATCAATAGTTAATGCATAATGTGAATCTGAAATTGGAATTATCATTTCATTATCTTCACCATATTTATGTTCTGGAATGATAAATTCAAAATCATTAAACTTTCCATTTTTAATAGATGATTCTAATAATTCTTTTAAACCATCGCTTCTAGCAGATTGTCTTATTAAGGTATTTAATTTACTTCTTTGGTCTCTAAGACGAATTCTTTCCTTCTTGAGATTTATCTCCTTAATTTTTATGTCTGATAACGCAACTTCTTCTTTACTATCAGCTATATTAAGAATAAGATTATTTATAATATCTCTAGTCTTTAAATTCCCATTTGCTTTTCTATATTTCTTAAATTTACTTCTTAATGCCTCACCACTGGTATAATTAAATTCCAGAGCAAGTGAATCCCATGACCTATTCAAAGTTTTATTATATTTTTTGTAACAGATTTCTACTAACTTACTATCCAAATTTATACCTCGTTACAATTTATTTTCAATGTTAATTAATCACAAATCGACCAATGTGATTTTATTATTCTTTATTTAATCTATTAATCTCTATTTCAATATCCCTTGGTTCCCAATGCCCACATTTATTACATAAAGTAATATCTTTATAATTAATGTACTTAGGCCAGTATTGTTCAAATCCACACTTAGGGCAAATAGTGTATTTTTCTTCTTTATTTAATTGTTTCATTTTTGATTAATCCTCCTTGTAGAGAATATAGTAACATCACACAAAATCAAATGAGAAGTCCTACAAGCATATTGTAAGCTTCTCTAAACAAATATACATATATAGTGTAGGACTATAAAAATAGCACGCTATTAAGATAATTAAATCTCGATTGCGTTATGAACAAAACTTATCCTACATTAGTTTTTCTAAGCAATATAAAGCAAAATTAAGCACAGTTTTTATCTA